CATCCTCTTATAGCAGAATCTGCTGTGGGTGTGAATTCATTCAGTAAAGACTGGAAAGTTTTGACTGATCACATGCACAAATATGCTGGAGAGGATAAGAAGAGGCTTCTTGGTTGGGATTATTCCAAGTACGATGTCCGTATGAATTCTCAATTGGTGCGTTCTGCATGGGAAGCATTCATTCATTTAGCTGAGAGGGGAGGTTATCCTCCGGAGTCCTTGAGCATCATGAAAGCTATGATTGTAGACATTGCACATCCATTGATGGATTTGAACGGCACACTGCTGACAGCCTATAACATGAACACGTCAGGTAACAATATGACTGTTGATGTGAATGGCACAGTTGGATCTTTCCTTGTTCGTATGGGTTTCTTTACCCTGTTCCCAGAAAAGGAAGATTTCCGTAGTCACGTGGCTTTAATGACTTACGGAGATGACGCTGGTGGAAGCGTCACAGAAGAGGCCAAAGCGTTTGAATTTGTGTTCTTTAAACGCTTTCTTGCTCAACACGGGATGAAACTTACTCTCCCAAGCAAAACAGACGAGGAGCGTAGTTTCCTAACCCCTGAAGAATCTGATTTCATCAAGCGGATTGGACATTACATTCCTGAGATTGAAACCGAAATTGGTAGACTTGACGAGGCCTCTATTTGGAAGTCCCTTCATTCCAATTTAAAATCGTCAGTTGCGACACCGCGTGAAGTTGCAGCAAGTTGTATTGAAACTGCTCTTCATGAATGGTTTGCATTCGGTCGTGAACACTATGAGATGCGTAGAAAACAAATGCAGGAAGTTGCGCGTCGAAATCAATTGGACATTCCTGCTTTAAACTATACGTTTGACGAACGTGTGGCCTTTTGGAAGGAGAAGTATGAAAGTACTAATCCACTCCTTGAGGATTAACTAATACTCTGGTTACTGTCATTTGCACATATTGAGAGCTTTGTATTATAGTCATTTGCATGTATTTACGTGTTATACATTTGTGTCGTGTATATTTATTTATTTTCCTGAAATTTATGATGTATCCCATTTGTTTGGAAGGCGCAATCCCTCAGTGCAAGAGAGGGACCTCGGTGAAGGAGAGGTTTTCCTTCTATTAAATAGATCCGGACTGCAATGTCGCAGTCCTGGTCACCTGAATTGGCGAGCATTTTTGTGGACGCTCGCGGCTTTAAAGGTTTTTGTCGATTGTTGGATTTTTTCCACAAAGTTGACAAAAGAAGTCAATATAGTTCCACACGCCTCAGAAGAAGGAGTCTCAAAGGTTATGGAAACTGGTGCTCCTACTGACGGCCAAGAAATGCAACAGAATGTTCACTTCGACGACGCTCATCCTGGATTTGAAGATTCGCGTGGAGAGGTATCTGATCCTCTACGTAATAATCTTGTCGATAGTGATATTAGTTTGCAAGGTTTCTTTCAACGTCCCATTAAGATTGCAACCTTTGAATGGCCTGTCGGTGGTTCACCAGCAACCACAGCCGCTGCAACTCAGATCAATCCCTGGAGTTTGTACTTTAATGACAAAAGGGTGATTAATAGGATTTCCAATTACAAGTTGATGAAGGCAACACTCAACGTCAAGTTTGTAATAAACGGTAATGCTTTTTATTATGGACGCGCTCTGGTTTCGTATCGACCGCTACATAATCTAGACAACACAACCGTTTTGGTTCCTGGAAATTTCCCAGATCTGATTGAAGCATCCCAGAGACCCCACATTTGGTTGAACCCAACTCTGTCACAAGGTGGTGTTATGAAGTTACCATTTTTCACACCATTGAATATGCTGGATGTAGCAAATTCTGAGTGGCAAGATATGGGTGTTTTGGATATTGAAGCCCCTGCTGTACTTGAACATGCTAATGGTTCGACGGATATCGTCACCATAGCTGTTTTTGCATGGGCTGAGAATGTTGAGCTTACAGGTCTTACTCAACAGAATCCAACTACCATTGTGGCACAAGGTATGGAGGAATCGGGAATTATTTCCAAGCCTGCTTCCAATGTTGCCAAGGTCGCTGGACTTTTTAAGTCTGTGCCCTATATTTCAGCTTTTGCAACTGCAACTGAGATTGGGGCACGAGCGATTGGCTCTATGGCTGCATTGTTTGGATACTCCAAACCTGTGAGAGAGGACATCCCACCTCTTCAACCACTATCACGTCAGTCTATGGCAAATTGTGACGGACGTGAAAATCTACTAAAGTTGACTGTCGATCCATGTAATGAATTGTCGATAGATCCCAAAATCGCAGCTCTCGATATGCCTGACGAGCTTACGATAAACGGTATTGCAAATAGAGAGTCTTTGTTGACCAAGTTCGATTGGGCTGTTACAGTCCCAACGGAGACATGTCTTTTCAATATCATAGTAGATCCATGTGTGTTGTATCAGGTGGGAACGGGAGTTAATGCTCCAATGCATATGCCAGCAATGGCATTTGCAACCTTTCCGTTCGAATATTGGAAAGGTACTCTACGTTATCGATTCCAAGTCGTGTGCAGTGGATTCCACAAAGGGAGACTGAAAATAGTCTATGACCCATATGGAGTCCCTCAAACTGCCACGGTTGCTGATCCTGCGGAATATAACGTAGCATACACAGAGATCGTTGATATAGCAGAGTGTAATGATTTTACAGTCGATGTCGGTTGGGGTCAGAATACCGCATTTAGACAGCATCTTAATTTCCCACAGATTCTTGGAAATTCATTTGCTTCGGCGTCTGGTACGACGCCGGCACCTGCTTTAGGTCTCAATTCAGCCAATGCTATTGGAGTTGGAAACGGCACACTCGCCGTATATGTCGTTAATGAACTTACAACGCCCAATTCCACAGTTATGGCTGATGTTGAAGTTTTGGTCTCTGTGTCAGCATGCGACGATTTTGAGGTTGCTGCACCCACTGATTTTTATCTGAACCGCTTGGCTCTCACCCCTATTACCACACCACAGGGGATGATTGAGCCGCAAGGAGCAGACGAGAATATGTTGAATCTTGATAATCCTGTTGTGGATCCTGGAACTATTCGTTATATGGGTTCACATACAGTGACTGACAAACTTATCAATCGTATTCACATGGGTGAAGCATTAGCTTCATTTCGTCAATTGTTGAAGCGTTATAACTTGCATGAAGTTTTCTGTCCCGCAGAAGCCGGCGAATATGCCGGTATGTATCGAGGACAGCGCAGAATGTTCCCATTTTATGGTGGTTATACCACAGCAACACCGGCG